TTACTGTCGCCCGGACCACCAAGGTACCATGTGCCATACGGGGTTCCCTTATCGTTATAAATACCGCCAATTAAAGACGACTCAGACCTAAAACCTTGAGGAACTCCGTGTAACCCTAAAATGTAGCAGTTTCTTTCCCTGTCGCTACCTTGCGGACTATATCCAGCTCCACCTCTACGAACGACACCGAACCAACCCCAAGAAAGCCCACCGAATTGATACATGACTGTATCGTTTTTGCGCCTTACTTTCAGGAAAGAGCCACCTAGTTTAGATTGGATATTCAAATTACGCCAACCAGTGTCACCAGTCAGCACCTCCCAACCTTGATTATCGTTTCCGCGTCTTTTTATCCATTTTAAAGCCCCGTTCGTTACAGCTGTATCGACGTAAGTAGTACCAACTGGTGCAGTACCCTTCCCGTTAGGCATGCCAGTCCCGTGAATTTCATACTCATTGACTTGTCCACCTGTATTAGTTGGAGCGCTTGGCAAGACAACACTGCCACCTCCACCAGATAAGTTAAGAGTATTGCCATTAAGGTTAAGCCTTTGAGGTTCTTTCTGCTCAATTAGCGAAAGTCTTTGCTTAACTCCACTGTCATTGTATGGCTGAGGGATTTCTGATTTTTTAGCATACTCATCTAAATTTTGATGTTGAGTAAGGTAGCCCTTGCCAGCTAGAGCCTCTTCAGTCACAAATTTTGAGGTATCTACCTCTTTTTTGTTTTCAAGAGTCTCAACTCGTTTCTTGAGCTCAGTATCATTGTAGGGGTCAGGTAGCTCTGAGTGTTTAACGTAGTCATCCAAGCTCTGATGTTGAGTCAAGTACCCTTTGCCATCTAATTCTGACTTAGTGACTAAATCGCTAGTGTCCACACTTGGCTTATTCTCTAAGGCTACTACACGCTCCACAAGAGGCTTGTCATTATAGATAGTGTCATTGTCAGGCTTAGTCTTTAAGGCCTTAATGTCGTCCAAAATACTGGCCACATCACTCTGATTAGCCTTACTTGCAAGCTCAGCCCTTAGCTCACTGTCATCATAAGATGTGGTAGGGGAATTGCTTTTAGGTAGTAGGCTCTCAAGCTCATCCTTTGTCACAATGTCCTTGACATCTATGACACGCTTTGTCTTTTGTTCCATGACAGGTGCCTGAGTAGCCTTGTCAATCTCACTAACTTTCACATGGAAAGAGAAAGCATATACATCAGCTGATTTTTCAACCTTTTCAAAATAGATGTACCCTACTACTGTCTCACTTGCAATTATCAAAGAATTGTCAAATTTGACTGTAAAACTATTGCCCTCTGTGGTAGCCTCTACCTCTTTATATCGTTTGGTGCCCTTAAAGTGAAATAGACAGATGACTTTCTCAGCCGTGAGCTCTTTTGTCGTAAAGTGAAATTCTGCTATCTCTTTATCTTTACTGTAGAGCTCATGCTGGAGCTTATCAATTCCTCTAATATTGCTTGTCAGCTCTATATTTTTGCTGATATTTTTTTCCAATTTTCGCCCTCCTTTCTAATAAAAAAGAGAGCCTAGTAGGCTCTCCATATTTAATCTTCGCTAGGCTCTGTATATGTCAGAGCTCTTGAGCTATCTGACAAACCTGCTGTAGTAGGATCAGGCACAATATTTAGGGCGCTCACGATTGATAAACCGATAAGATAAGGGTTACCTAAGAATTTTAAAAACAATTCATAAACCCCAGCCCAGCTAGTCAAGTCCTCAAATTTTAACCCAAAATATGTCAAAATTGGTAGGATGATAGCAAGTAATAAACGAATAACAAACGCTCTATTTCTAAAACGTACCAGCCAGTTAATTTTCATTTTTAATTCCTCACTTCTAAAATGTTGTATTTTTGGTAGAGGCTATCTATATAGCCGTTACCACCTAAATTTTTATAGCTCTTGTGCATTTTGTGGATGATGTCAGACTCATGTACTGTAGTATATCCACGTTCAAGAGCGGTTGTGATGTCCCGTTCTAAACGTAGATACATTGTAGTTAAATGTGCCTCATCGTGAACTGCCAATTTATTGTCAATCTCAATGATTTTCTTCTTGTTATCTTCTCCGATAACGTGAATAGTATTCAACTCAGTTTTTAATTCATTGAACTGTTCCTTGTTGAGATTTCCAGCTTTACTTGCTTGCAAACCTAACCAACCCGTAGCAACAACTCCGATTGTAGGGGCTAGTTGCGTAATGGCGTGAATTGTTCTGTCGATTATTTCAGACCATGCCATAACTCCCCCCTTTCTTATTGTGGCACTGCCTCAGTATTTAGCTCTGTGCTTGTTGTTGGAGTATTTTCTTTTGGTGGTTCCCATTTCCAAATGCCTAACTTGCCATTTCTCTCAAGGTCTGCTAGTTCTTTTACTGTCTGACCTTGATAAGTAAACGGCTCATTCACTTGCACCATGACACGCTTGCCCTCTTGGAATTGCTCACCGTGTTCAGGGTTTTCAATCGTGAAAATATCGTGAGGTTGATAGACTTTTCCAACTTCGCCAAGGTCTACCAATTCAAGACCACGCTTGAATACTGTAGGGTCTAGTGGGTTGTCCACATCTGTCACTCTTGCAAGTACAGCCCAGTTAGCAATGGCTTTGACAGCGTTAATAGCGTTGTCTTTTTCCTCAAGTTTCTTGTCATAAGTTTGCTCTTGGGTTTTTAATTCCTCTTGCAACTGTTTGACACCCTCAGCAGGGTTAAATTCTGTGGCCACTAAACCAAGCACAGCCTCAATCAACGCACTATCAGACTCATTTGTACGGTCTCCACTCAATACACGGTCAAAGGCTGTGTATGGTGCCTCTTTACGGATTGCCACAAAAGTTCTATTACTATCTTGCAAATACTTGCTAATTACTTTAAATTCCATATATATTATCCTTTCTCAATTTGTCTTGCTTTTACTTCCTCATAGAGGTTTTTGAGTTGTTCGTCAGATTGTAAAATCTCATTGATATTTTTCAAGTCAGCCAGCGCCTCATCACGCTCATTTTTAACTTGTTGTAACTCAGCCAGCGCCTCATCACGCTCAGCTTTGTCATACGCTCCATTTACAGTCTTGTTAGCTAACTCAATAGCTAACTGATTGATAACATTTTCTGTTTTACTCATGTCTTGCCTTTCTAATTATCTCCAATTTGGGTGATACCCACGACTATAAGTACCCCCTTTATCCCAAATGTTTCTGAAATTATCGAAAATATTGTCTAATATGCCGCTAAGAGAATTATTTTTGATTATGATATTTTCGAGTCCGATTAGTTCATTTTTAGTCATATCCAACGTTACTACAGGTGAGTCGTCGCCCCCGTGCTGCCTAAATTCAATTTTCTTGCCGTACAAATTAACAAATGAACGAACAATGCTATCTTTTCTTCCGTTGAAAATTTGCAAACCAGCAGCTGTATGGTCTCTACCTGACAAACCGTTACGGTTGCTCAATAGACCAATATAGGCGCCAGGTATTCTGTCTGAACCGTATCCATCAGCTATACCACCTTGACCAAAAACAAGGAATTGTAATGGACGGTTAGGAAATTGATTTTTAATACCTACACCGTGGTTATTCATTTCAAGCCAGCCAGTTTGCAAATTAAATGATGTTGCACCATTTAATGAGGATATTACCCCACCATTTATGAGATCAGCTGATAGTTTACCAGATGTGATATTACTAGCGTTTAGATTGACCACGTTGACTAAATTAGCGTCTAGCTTACCTGTTCGGATTTTACCAGCGTCTAACTCGTCTATCATGGCATTCTTGATAGTACCGTTTGCAATGAATGTAGTATCAGGCGTAACTACTAGCTTATTCTTGCCTACTTGCAAACTAGCCCCACCTGTGGCTAAATTCAAGGCACTCAATACATCACCATTGCTATTAAGAGTTTTCACTGCAAAACTATCCTTTAAGATAGACATTGTAGTCCTAGTGTATTCACTGTTGTAGTCTGTGTTGTCCACAAACTCCTCAGGAATTAAGCGCCTATCAATGATCATAGGTTTGTGAATGACGATATTACCTGGACTGGTAAGAGTAAATCTAAGGCAATACTCATTTAATTCACCAGTATAAGGAATGTCTAAATAGCCAGTAAATACCTGATTACCAGTTTTATTAAGCAAAATTTGAGAGTTATAATACATTCCTAAACCTGTAGTATTGTCTAGTAATTGTATTAAAACTCTGCCATCCTTTGGCACCTTGTCTACTGCAATTTCAATACGATAACCAAGACCCTCACCTTTATTCACAAATTTCTTTGTGAGAGGGAACCGAACCCCTAGCCATCCTGACATAGAGTCAGTGTAGTTAATTCTGATCCCGTCATGGTCGCCCCAACTGACACGCTCTAAATGCTTATCAGTATCAACTGATGAGATATACTTAGGGATTTTTGTAGGAGCGTAAAAAAGATTATTTAGATTACTAAATCTCTTGCCTACCTCAACATTAAATAAATCTGATGTCAAGGCCATCCTTGCTATATTTGTGCTGATATTTGAGTCATCTCTGCCTAAAATACGCTCATAGAGCTTAGATGTTTCTCTGACTTCCTGAAAGTCAGCAAGAGATACCTTACCATTCAAGTCAGTCCTCAAATTAGCAATTAAGCTAGAGGTTTCTGTGGCTGTTTGGTTAGCCTTATTTAGAGCCTGTACTGCCTTACCGTCAATTTGAGTGGCCTGAGTTCTCAAAATAGACAAATTACGCTCATTGTCTTGCTTGTATAGTGATAACTCTTGACCTGTTGAGTTAGAGGCGTTCTTAGCCTCTTGAGCAAGTCTCTTAGAGGTCTCAGCCAACTCTTGAGTAGCATTTGACTTTTTGAGCAAATCAGAGACTTTCTGGTCATGCTTAGCCTCAATTCCAGCCATCTTAGTATTGACGGCCTCAAATTGTTTATCTACCTCTCTCTTAACACGGTCAACATCCTCAGTATCAAGGCGTTTCTCCCACATGCTACCATTCCAAATATACATCCGTTGATACTGGCCATTTTTTTCAAACCATGTATCACCTATTTTGTGCTCAATATTTTTGGCTGGTGTTACATGCCAAATCTTATTTCCTGTGCCACTGATGAGATATTGAGGTAGAGTGCTCTCAATAGAGGCCTGTCTTTCCTCAACTACTGATAGACGATCAGCAATTCCTGCAGTCATGCTAGATGACAATGACTGTCCGATAGTGCCTAGTGTTATCTCCTCGTTGGAGTCAGTGTAGACATCATAGACCACCTTGACTACTTTCTCAGTGGTTGTAGTAATGTCAAATTGAGGATAGTAGAGAGGGATGATGTCACAGAGCTCAACTTCCTCCATCACTCCAAAATCTTGATAGTCCAAAGTATGTGATAAATCTACATAAGAGACCTCTGTAGAGATTTTAGGAGCTCCAATGTTATTGCTTTTGATGTAAGACTGACCTAGTGACCTCAATTTTTCAGCTGTTGGAGGGTGCTTGTCATCAAATTTGCCTGAGAAATCTACCAGGGATATTCTTCTCTGAGCGTATAATCTCAAATAAGGGCTATCTAGGATGTGCTCAGGTAATGTGACTAAGACCTCATGTGACTCCTCACCATTTGGCGTGTAACGTGCAAAGGGATAGATAGAGGTATAATTACCGTCTAGGAGCCTTTCCTCCTCTACGCTGAGCAGATTACGCCCGTACTCTAGCACGGTTGGAGCTTTACGCCCCATCTGCTGATGGAGAATGATGAGGTTATTATCAAACTCATATTCACCACCAAACACATCAAGGATAGAACCTGAAACACCACCTAAGGCTTTCCTAGCATTTCCAACCTTGTCTACCTCCCATGAGATATTCCCTAGAGTTTGGATGTCTGAGCTAACATCAAATACATCATCTCCTACTAAGCTCTCTTTCCATAGCCTAAGAGCTGCCTCAGCGGTAACCTTTGAGGCTTTTACAATCGGTTTCAAAGCAATATCTGAGGTTCTCATAGAGATATGACGGGCATAGATTTCAATATGTTCACTACTATTCTTGACTATACGGTTAATTTCAAAGGTTTGCCATTTGGTTCTCTTACCAGCGTCTGACTTGATTTTCATCTCCTCTTTAAATACAGAGGCAAAATGGCCATTTACTGGATATTTGATATATAGGTCATAATTACCATTTCTTTCTCTGGTAACAGTGACCTTATAAGCGTCTGAAATCTCACCCAGCCCAAATGTTCTAAATGAGCGTTCATCAGCTTTATATAGTACTGGGTTCATAGTTTAACCCCCCAATTAGGAACAGCTGACATGGTAAAATTACCAGTCCATGAAATCCTATTATTTCCGACATCAAAAAGAGGCATTCTGTGCTTACCATTCCTAGTGATTTTATCCCAGGCTGACAGATTGCCACTATATACTAGATGTTTCTGCATATCTATTATGAGTTCATTTTGGACGCTCTCAAGCGATAACTGGTAGCCATTGATGGTCAAAATACCATTACCATTGCCTCTAATCTTAATTAGTGGCTTAGATTGTACGTTACCTAGGTTTTTAAGCGTCATCCCATTTGTCAGAGGGATTTCATTGCGCCCAGTTTTTAAAAATTTGATGGGGTGAATTAAAAAGTTTAATTTCACCTCACCAAAATTCCTAAGTAATTCCTTAACGTTAAATGACTCAATAAAAGTAGCAAGATAGATATAATCAGGATCCCATGAGAGCTCCATCTCTTTCCAACCCTTGACATTGAGCCAGTCACTTATAGCTACCTCTGATGTGGACAATCTCTCAACCGTGCTGATTTTCATAGGAAACTCACGCTTGACAGGTTTAAGCCTCTGATTATCTTTCAAAAGCACCCCATCACGCCCTGGCACCTCAATAGTCTCAACATCATAGGAGGTAGAGCTAAACTCAATATCATTTATAATTTTTAACCCAAAATCACTAGATTTCTTGCCATCAAATTTAATAAATGTGCTCATTAAACACCTCCTAATCTCTCTTGTTCTCTATTTGTGTACCATGCCATCTCTTTCATAAGATGTTGTATGTCACGTTTCTCAGTCTCATCTACCTTGTTGCCATGATAGTTAAAATTATACTGGTTGTTAATTTCTGCATTAGTGCCTGAGTCAGATTTATCAGCTTTAGCCTGAGAGGCTCCTAGAGTCATTTTTAATGACTGACTTAATGTGTTATTGCCAAGCCCAAGTAAGTCCTCAGCACCAAATTTAAAAGCTGACATCTCTTTTTGAACGTAGGCCAAGCTATCAGTAACATCTGAGGTGTTTTTCTCAATACCTACAGCGATACCTTGAGCAATGTAGCGCCCTACATTATCTCTAAAGAGTCTTGATGGTGAGTGTATCCTTGCTTTAGCTCTTGCAGCTCTCTCAGCTTGATAAACAAGGGCATTAGCTGCAGCCGTCACAGCGCCTAGGGCTGAATACATTCCATTTGCTAAGCCTTGACCAATCATAGAGCCTACATATTGCATAGTAGATACGCCTCTCATCCCTGCTGATCGTATTGAGTTGACCATTGATGACATTGCTGATGTAGCTGAGCCAATGCCTGAGCGTATGCCGTTTGTTATACCTGTTGAAACTCCACGCCCTGCCTGTTGACCAGCTTGAGTCATTTGACTTGCTGATTGTCTTACCACATTGGTCATCTGTTGCATGCTTGAGCTCATTTGTGAGACAGCTTGTGTCATTGCTGATCTAATCACTGAATTAAGCTGAGACATAGCTGACACAGCAGAGCTAGAGATGTTAGCAAAACTAGAGGCCACTGTAGGAGCTGATGTCGCTAATTGCATGATAGATGTGTTAGCTGTCATAGCTGAGGCTGAAATTGCTGAGAATTGGCTAGGGATTGTACCTAGCACCCCACCTAGTGAGCTAATAACTCCAGTTGTTGCAGAAAATCCTGATGTCATTGCTGATGTAGCTGACATAGTAGCTGTTAAGGCACTTGATAAACCAATAAGGGCACTTTTTAAGACAGTAATGCCTGAAACAGCACCAGACAAGCTACTAAATGAGGCCACTGCTGATGTAGCAAATGTGCTCATGGCTGTCCCTGCTGTTGTTAAAGTGTTTGGTAATTGGTTAATGCTTGTGCTTAATGCACTCAATGATGATGGTAGGGTCTGCATGGCTACACTTGCTGCTCTTGCTGATGTAGCTATCAAACTCAATCCTACCCCTGACTGTTGTAGTCCTGATCCTGCTGTAGCGATACCTGAGTTAGCTATTGCTGCCAATCCTACGGCTGTTGCTGCTAGGGTTCCAACCAAATCACCCAGGTTAAGGTCTACTAGCATTTTTACGCCTTGAGCCATCAACTTCACGCCTACTCCAGCATTTTTAGCAGCATTACCCATGCTTTCAAAGATACCAGCGACACCATCAAGCACGCTCCTAATAACTGAGCCAAATGACTCTACTACGCCTTTTGCGCTATCCAGGATAGACTTAACTTGTTCACCAAATGTCTTAATCAAATTGGTCAAACTATCAATAATAGGGCTAATTTGATTTACAAGATTATTAAATGACTCAATAAGTGACTGGATAATAGGAGCTGTTGAGGTCACCATCTCAGTAATCGCTGGCACGAATGGAGCGACTGCTTGGACAATTTGGACAACTGCCTCAGTGACAATACTAACCACTTGGACAAAAGTATCTGAAATAATTCCAACTATAGGGGTTATGGCTGTAGCTACCTGAGCAATGCCTGAGCTGATAGATGTTACTACCTGGCTAATAGCTGAGCCTAGTGCTGTGATCACTGGCGCCAACCCACTAAATGAGCTGATGATGGAGCTGACTGCTGCTCCCACAGCTAAAATAACTGGTGACATCATTGCAAACGATGAGGCTATGGTAGGGAGCACAGGTGCTACAATTACAAGAGCTTGAGCTAAGCCTTGGATAGCCATGTTTAGGATAGTACCTATGGCTGTACCTACGCTGACCACCACATCACCGATAGCTTGCAAGATAGTTGCTAGGCCTTGGCCTTGAGTTCCCATCAAAGCAAATGCTGCTCCTAGAGCCAAAATAGGCACGGCTAATGCTGCAATAGTTACAGGGTTAATCATAGATAAACCTTGACCAATCCCACGAAAAGCAGTCCCTATGCCCTCGCCAATTCCTTTGGCCATTGTAGCGACACTTTCTCCCAAACTACGGATGACTGCCACGATTTGAGAACCTACTGAGGTGACTGTTGATGTGGTTCCACTTAGTGCTGATGTAGCGTTACTCTTAAACAAGCCAAAAGGATTGAATGATTTTAAAAAGTTAAACGCTTTAAAACCAGTTACTAAACCAAGCAAACCTACAGTAATTGCTTGAATAACTCCAGTAGGCAATGAGCTGATAAAGTTACCAGCTACTGTAGCAGCCTGTGAAAGCCATTTGACAATATTGCCTAATACACTACCTAGAGTTGACAAGACTTCTGATGTAGTTAAACTATCCCAGACATTTTTCAGAGCTCCAGCTATACTCTTAATGGCGCTAGTAAATGCACTGACTGCCCCAGTGTTTGAGAATGCTTGCCAGAAAGTTTTTATTTTACCAACAAAATTAGAGATTGATGTGCTGACATTTGAAATAATGCCATCAATATTGATACTCTCTAAAAATCCTCCCAATTTATCTGCTAAACTATCAAAATTGATTTTTTCTAAAGCGTCTGAAACTGCATTGACTGCCTTAATTCCAAATGAATTGAGTTTGTCAAAGGCTGGCATTAGCTTATTAGAGAGGCTCTCTTTTGCCCCATCTATAGCTTGGTCAACTGTTTTAAACTCTGTGGCCATCTTTTGGAAAGCGTCTGAGTTTCCTGCTTTATTCATAGCGTCAAAGAAATCCTCAGTCTTAACTTTCCCATCTTGCACAGCTTTTACAAGATCAGCCGTAGACATTCCCATCTCTTTTGCTACTGCAGCCATACCAGCAGGCGCTTGCTCCATCATAATTTTAAAGTCCATCCAAGCTACTTTGGGCTTACTTGCCATCTGTGTTGCTTGTGTAGACAATGATTTCATGGCTTGAGCTGGGTTCTCTGCTGAGGCTGCAAGACCACCAAAGGCCTTAACTAAGCTACCTACATTTTTAGTCCCTACAGCGTCAAGCTGTGAGTAAGTATTAGCCATGTCAGAGGCTGAGTAGATGGTCTTGGTTGCAAAATCTTGCATTTCAGTTTTTGCTGCCTTGATTTCCTCAGATGAGCGCCCGAATGCTTGGAGGTTACCCTCAAAAGTTTTCCATGCTTTCTGTGAGCTGTTCAATTCTGAGGCCATCTCACGGATACCCCCAGTAACTGCACTGACCCCACTTGATAAGGCTGAGCCAATCAAATTAGCTCCCAGTACAGACTTGAATACAGAGCCTACTTTTTGCCCTGTACTCTCAAGGCCTCCAAATAAAGACTTGAGTTTGCTTACTCCAGCCTGAGCACCTGAGCCATCCATGTCAACCTTGATAGTTACTGAACCATCTGCCATTTATTCCCTCCTTTCTAATTAGTAGTCAAAATCTTTAGGTAGAGCGTACTCTTTTTTAAGTTCTTTCATGCTCTCTCTGTACTTCTTACTATCTCCCTTTTGAGGCTTATAAGCTCTTATCTTGATAACCTCAGAGAATTTAGTATCACTAGGTAAGCCATTTAGTAGAGCATTAAACTTTTTCCAGTGTAGGCTGTTCTGAGCGTCAATAAGATCAATGCCGTATGCTTGCATGAATGATGAGTAAATATACTCAGCGTCATATTTCAAGCTGAAAAGTCTGGCACTGGTCTCTGATTGACTCCTAGAGCGTATCTTGCTCTTGATCGGGTTGCCTGCTAGGTCTAGCACTGGTGCTGTATCTCTAGCTGGAATAAGTCTGATGTGCTCCTCAAATACCATCTTAAAGATACCAGTGGCCTCCTCAGGTGTAAGAGCCTGAGTGAAATCTACATCTGTGAATATCTGTAAAGCAAGATAGGGCTTGTAAATCTCATCAATTTCATCATCATTGATAAGCTCAATTACTTTCAAAACCTTGTTAAAAGAGATGTTCATAGGGTACACATCATCACCAAGGACTAACTCATCAGTCAATTTCCTTGATAAATCTAGCATGTTAGTCTCCTAAATATTTCTTGAGAGCGTCTGTGTTGTTACGTTTTTCCCATTCTGAGATGACACCATTGATAGTCTCAAGTAAGTAGGCCATTGTGTCAATAGTAGACCCATTTGAGAAATCGTAGACTTTTTGATAAGCCTCAGCGTCAAATAGCTCTGTCCATGAGTTTTTAACCATGTCTTGTAGAGCCTCAAATGCTTGTTCATCATCTGAATTGGCTACTTTCTCACCCTCCTCTTTGAGGATTTTGCCAGTTTTTTCCATTTTGTGGATATTTTGGTCATTTCCGATAAATTCAAGAGTAAACTCTCCAAATTCTACAGGGATGACATTGTCACGCTTTTTAATTACTACCATTATTTTTCTCCTACTAATTTTTTAATCAAAAATAAAAAGGGGAGTATTGCCACTCCCCCTAAATCACATTATCCGACTACAGCGGACTCCTTAGGTGCTGAGTTCCAGCTAATAGTACACTCAAAGCCCTCAAACTCAGCCGCCTCACCGCCTCCAATTTTAATGCCAGAGGCTGTAGCTACGCCAACATATTGTTTTTTGCCATCAGCGTCAACAACTTTAAACCACAATTTACGCCCATCACCGATTTTAAAGCGCATGCCAGCAATGATAGCTTGAGCCTCATCCTCTTTGATGTAGTCCCCCTCAAATGAGAACCCGTATTTTACAGATTTTACTACTGTTTCAGGTGTTCCATCACCATTGTAGTAAGCTGTATCATCTGTCTCCTCGTCATTCTCAACCTCAGCGGTTGTCACTCCATCTGCAAGCCATTTCCAAGCGTCACCTGTTGGCTCTGTTGCTGCGTTTTCTGATGACCAAGGTGCCACATAGTGCTTGCGCTTTGCATTTTTTAATTTTGGCATTTAATTTCCTCCATTTACTTCAATTTCTGCCGTTACATCTAACATGTAAATATAAAAACCTTGATCATCACGGTCATTAAGAAATGGCTGTGAGACTTCAAGGCCTCTGAATTGATATGAGTTATTTTTGCTAGGTAGTTCTAAATCAAAATTAGCTAGAGCATGATTGATAGCCCACAAAATAGAGCTTGTTCTTTGATGATCAAGTGTCTTGATAGCCACCTCAAAAACAAGGCTAATGTCTTGCTTTCCGTCCATGTACTCTTTTAAAATTTTGCCACCTGGCAAAGGATATAGGACTAAATCCTCTTTCTCTGATAAATAGTCAAGTCTACAAGTCAGAGAGAGGTTTAGTGTGTTGATAAAGTCTCTGAGGACTTCGGAAAAATCATTGTTATTCATGCTTTTACTCCCATTGCTTTTATTCCTACTCTCTCCCAGTCTTTAAGGTGTAGCGCTGTAGCCTTTAAATCCCAGCGTTTGCCCGTTCCTGGTGTAGTGTATTTACTGAAATAAAAAACCCTAGCCTTGTTGTAGCTAGATCCGTAAAATTGGGCTCTGGCATAAGGCCCAGGGTACCTGACCCCATCTTTAGTAGCTTGGCCACTTCCACTGAGGTCTCCACCCTTTCTAGGAACAAAAGGGCTCATGTCTGTTAGCATTTGGTTAGCCATGGCCAGTTTTCCTTTTGCTAAAGCTGTTGGAGATACCTTATTTTCAATACCTTTGAGGTCAACCTTGACAGATACGCTAGTTCCCATTAAATACACTCCACTTCATAGCAAAATACTTTTTGTTTATGTGGGTAGCTAATAGGCAATATAGCAGTAACTCTATATTCACGCTCACCATCATTGATGATGGCGTTTTTAAAGGTATCATCTAAGGTAATAGGACAATGTTTAGGGTACACAAATAAGGTACTAGGTTTGGACTCTTTACGGCTGTTTTTGGTGCCTTGCACTTGATACTGTCTATCAAATCTGACATATTTAAGGGTCACTGGGCTCTCTAATATTACTTTTCCCCATCCGTCTTTTTCGCCAGTATCTTTTTTGATTGTTACAGTATCAATTAATAAACGCTTATCAATCTCTATCATATCCTACCCCTCTATACCCAAAACCTGCTGCTTTTAGCACGTTCAAGGCGTCAAGTGATAGATTATACCTAGAGCTTTCAAAGGCTTGTTTTGAGCCTCCCTGATAGCTTATATGAGTCCTACCTAATATCACTGTTGAGGCTGACTGTCTGTCATCAGCTGTAGCAATACCACTAGCGTCTAAATATGCCACTTGGTAAGCCGTAGCAAGTTTGACAGCTTTCTTTCTAAACTTGATTTCAGTTTCAAAATCAACAAAATCATAAAGATTATTAAGAAAGAGATTGATAGCCACCTCTGCCCTTGTCAATAATTTTTCAAAGTCATCTACTTCATCAAATCCTAACTCATTAAATTCATCTTGTGTCAAATAAGCTATAGTAATCACCTCCAATAAAAAAGAGGTGGTATTACTTACCTGCCTCTTTGTTTTCTTCTTTTTCGTCAATTTGCTCAAAGAACGGGCTCAACTCAGGATGTGACTGTTTGCCTTGAGCATTCAAGCTCTCAGCTGTTTTGACATCCATGTCATACACTACATCCTTGTCATAACTTTGCTCTTTATCATTGACGATAAAAACAACATTAGCCGTTGCTTTAAATTGAGCCATTTAGTTTATTCCTCCACTTTATAGCCATTGTTTTCAAAGGCTGATACCATGATAGGATCAGATAGGGTAAATGATACCCCATCCTTAGTCAAAGTGACATCAGTTTTAACCTCTACTACTTCCTCTACTGTGTTATCATTAGCCATTAGCTACCTCCTTAGGCTGTTTTGTGAACGTAAATAGCTTTCTTTTTAGCGTCCAAAACGAAAGCGTCATAACGGATACGACCCTCAACAAGTTTACCGTTGATACCTGGTGGGTTGTCATGGATCTTGTAATCTTCCAATTTTACAGGTGATGTAGTAGCTGCTGGGTGAGCGATAATAAACTCAACACCTGTAGGCATATATGTTGATGGTGTCAATACTACTGGCATACCATCAATCATACCCACTTGACCCTTGATAGTGATTTCTTGTCCAAGGTCTGAGTTTTTGATGAATGTGTCATCAAGTTTAATCAACTTGTAGAATTTAGGAGATACATGCAAGATACGACCAGCCACAGGGACTAGAGCGTCTGACAACTTAGACTGTCCCTCAAGCACTAGCTCATAAGCATTAGTTTTAGTGACTGCACCTGTTGCAACATGTCCAGTATCAGCGCCTGAAACCATTGCTGATAGACGGTACTTGTCAACCTCAGGGATGACTACCTCTGAAATTTGACGGGCTAGAGCCTTGCCCTCTGCCATGGCTCCATTCGTTCCTTGTAAAGATTTCTTGTCAATCGTGAATGTGAAAGAACGGTCTTTAGAAAGTGTCATAGTTTGGACTGAATTTCCAAGCTCGTCAGCTGTACCGTAACGATTTTGACCCGTAGTCTGGTAGTCATTCATTGCTGATGTAGCGACTGTGTAGACCTTGACCGTCTCAGCGTCAATAAAATCAAAATCTTGGTTGATAGTGTTAGTAGTAAGAGCCTCTCTTGTAAAGCGCTCATCTACTTTATGACTGAATTTTTCTGCGTAGTTTACTGCCATTTATATTTTTCCTCTTTTCTTTTTGGTATTATACGCTATCAAAGCCAGCAAATAGGGCTTTGTCCTCTGCGCTCAAGCCGTCATCTGCATTACTTGCTGATGGATTGCCAGGGACAGAGATGTTAGGGTTAGGTTGCTCTTGCACTGTTTGGAAAAGGTAAGGACTTGACTCTCTGAGTGAGTTGATCGTGTCCTCAAGCTGAGGCTTGCCATCTTCTCCTAGCTCAATACTGTCTAGGTCGATGAATTTCATCAAATCATCAGAGTTGTATGCACCTACATCTTTCAAAGCTAGGGCAATAGCATTGGTTTTGGTTACCTGAGCAAGGTTTGCCTCACTATCCAGCTTATACTGCTCAAATTGTGCCTTGAGTTGTTCAAGTTGTTGCTTGCTTTCCTCACTAGCACCCTCTTTGGCTTGTAAGTCTTGAATAGCTTGAGTCTGTTGCTCAAGTTGTTGCTTTAATGCCTCGTTTTCAGCTTGTAGCTCAGATTTGGCCTGTGATTTTGCATTCTCAATACCTGCACCGTACGCTTGCATGATATTGTCAATCACTGACTTATCCTCGATACCTGCCTCAACTAACATTTCACGTTTAAGACTCATGTCTTAATCCTCCTTTTTACGTCACATGGACAAATTAAGACAGTTTTACGCCATGCTCCAGGGCAAAAATAAAAAACCTGATGGACTTCCATAGGTTTATATTGGTTTATTGCATGAAAAAAGCGCCTAGATTGTTCTAAGCGCTAATTGTTTACAAAGCTAGACCACGTTTTTTGAGTTCTATCATAACAAGTTCTTCATCTTCTGGAGAAACCCATGTAAAACGCAAACGAGCTAGCTCATCATCAGTCATTTCAGACGGGACTAAGGGATCAGACTTCTTTAGTTTCCAGCTGCTTACTTGTTTTAACGCTTCTTCTAAATTCATAGATTTTACTCCTCTCTTAGGTTCATTTCGATAATAACATTATCCCCTTTTCGTTTCATGTTAATTATATCATATTTTGAACCTTTTGGAAGAATAATCTCGCTTTCTTTATCGTTATCAGTGAAATAAATTTCAGCATTTTTAGGAATGTTGATAATGGTTTTAATAGGTCTGCCCTGGAAGAAATTATATTTAGGAATATAACTAGTAGATGTATAGCCGTCATTATCGAAAGTAGCTTGTCCAGAATTAAGAGCAGACTCAATGCTGTCATGTTTTCCTAAAAGACTAGCGTTTTTTCTAAGGATAGAATTAAAATACCCCTCATCATCAAATCTATTGACTTTGATATTTTTTAGAGTTCTATTTTTCTTGATGACCCCATCCAAAGTATCAACTATATTCTGATACTCAGACGGCATTACTTTTTTGTCTCTCAAGTATTTATTGATAGTAAAACTATGAGGTGTACCAATATACCCCAAACCTTGAGGATTTTTATCTGCATAGATAACCTTACGCTCTGCTTTAGTGATTTTTCCACCCACTTTCTTAAATGCAGGTATCTCATCCTCTTTGATGTAGTGATGTTCTGCCATCTTCTTCCTGAGCTTTACTTCTTTTTGAGCTTGAGAAAATGGATCATCATAGTATTTCTCTCTGGCATAATCTCTATGTAGGTAAGGGTGTTGACTCAAAAAGCCTCTCATAGCTCCCTGTTTCATCCTGACCTTACTCTTATAATTAGAGATTAGCTCACTGTCTCCTAGTTTTTCTGCAACATGCAAAAGCTCCTTAGACTTCCTGATAGACCTCTCTAGAGCTCTCTGCTTAGCCTGTACGTTTGCATTGGCTATAGCCTCCTCAGGTGTTAGGTCTTTCAAATGATCAGGCAAATCAGGCTTGTAGTTGACCCCTGGGATGTATGGTGTCATCTCATGGGTGCAATTTATACCCTGACATCCAGCAGGATGACCGTAGCCATAATCAGCTAAAGCTAAGACACGCTCTCCATTTACTTCTCTAGCAACTCCAGTAGTTACTATCTGATGTTGTAGAGGGGCGCACATCTCTCTTGCTGTGGCTTTTTTGTGGTAGTAAAAGGTATCTATACCTAATTCCTCAGCTGGAGCCATCCTGACCTCACGGTAGACCCTCCAAGCCGTTGACTTGATGACCTGTCTAGCGTATGTGTCAGCTTTCCATCTTTTACCTTGGCTATCTGTAAATCCGTAAAAACCTTTCTCAGCCCATTTCATGACTGTATCAGAGATGGCTTTATCTGATGTAGTTAGGCCAGTTACAACTTTAGCTACACTCTCCTCAATGATAGACTGATAGACCTTTCTTACACTCAGTGGTAGGGTTGTATTGATAAGGTTGTCTATATCTCCCATGGTCTGATTGACATAAGCAGCTAAATTGGTCTGAATGAGTGAGTTATCAGTAAATTGTCCACCCATGGACTCCAGTAGTTGCTCTTTAGTGTCCTTATAGACCTTGTAGCCCTCGTTTTGTATGACATGCCTGAGTTGCTCCTCGGCAATTCCTGAGCGCTCTGAGATAAGTCTGACATTATCATCATTAAGTAAGCCCATCTCATTCATTTTCTCAAGTTGCCAGATGTAGGGGTTATCATCAAGACTAGCAGATCCACGCTCTTTGATACGGTCTATTACTTGGTCAAAAAGGTCAAGAGTTAGCTGATGGTAGATGTCAGCAACCCTACTAGCGTCAAGCATTAGCTGCTGATCATTTAGCTTGATTGGTTTCTTTTTGACATCAGCCATTTAATCACTCTCCATAGACTCCTACATCATCAAGGCTACGCTCTGCATTTACATCATCAATGACATTGCCATCAATCTCAGCCTTAATCTTTTTGGCTTTTTCAGGTGTCACGTTTAGGACTTTCTCAATAGCCATTGTGTCTGTACCAAAACCAGCATTTACTACTTTTATCCAGTAGTCCAGTTCTGCATTCCTGTCAGTAAAGACACCATCATCAAGGTTAATGCTAATTTTGTCCATCTCAGGGATTTCACCTGTGTATAGTTTATAAGCCTTGGCAAGCTCCAACATTGAGACAATGAGCTCTTTTAATGACTGCTCTACTAGACTGACAATACTATTTCTCATTTGGTATGTGTCAGAGTTCTCAGAGACAATTTCTGTGGCTGTTTTCATTGACTTACCGTCAAAGCTAAACATCCCAGCTGATACGCCAATCTGCATTTCAAAGAGAGCTAAGCCCTCATTGATAGCCTTGATGTAGTCATCTGATCTAATAGGTGTAGTAAGGTCTGTGATACCTACGCCCTTATCAATGTCACCAGAGTCAAATTGCTCATATACATTATGTCCAGCCTCAAATTCACGCTTGACCACGACATTCTCGCCATTTTGATTATATTCTGTTTTAATCATCTGGCTAGGTACTGCCACCCTACGCTGACCCATCTTGACCTCCCACATAAACTCATCATAAGTTGTATTAAGAAAGTCTATTGTAGTTTTAGCGTTATCAAAGATAGAAAGCCCTAAAGGACTATTGATGTCCTTATTATTCATGCCTGGAGGTTTTAGATAAGTGAATAGTGGACGGCTCAAGCCATTTAACTCTACCACTTCCTCTAAATCCTCATAAATCTCTGACAGTGGCACTCTTGAACCTATTGCATTCTGATCGCCAGACCTGTATAGCTCGTTTGATACTGTGTATTTGTCATTTGACCACTCATGAAATTCAATCAGCGTGTAATATCTCTGTTTATTTCCATCAGCTTTGATGGTCTTTGTCACGATTGCAGCACTAGACACATCCTGAGTGTTTGACTGCAATGGCAAAAAAACAGGCGCTTGAATAAATGACACTCTTACACGCTCACCATCCACATAAGGCCTCATAGCAAGACCACCAAGAGCTAGACAACTCTCAAGGTATCGCTCAAAGTTCTTGGTAAATCGGTCATCTTGTAGCTGTTGTTGGATAAACTTATTAGCTTGCTCATCATCTAGCTTGATTTCAGCCTGTTCATTAAATACTAGGCTTGCAATTTTCTTAGCAGCAGTACGGCCAATAGGTAAATGGTTGAAATCTCTTTTATTTTTGGTGCCATTGCTGTCCATGTATTCAACTTGTGGGTAATGGCCTGAGAAATACTTAATATTCTCTCTAATACGGTCATACTCTGCTGATGACACTGCTATCTTCGGATGATCAGTGATGTATGTTAGGTTTTGAGTAGTCATCACATATTTACTCCTTTTAAAAATATCTTTAATCGTTTGGACTATTCCCATTACTAGCTCCTTTAGGCTTTTAGATTTAACTCTCTAGCGTTATCTAGGACAAAATACTTGAAACCATCTACTGTATGGTCATCCTCTTTGATGACTTTAGGGTCATCAGTATTGATGGTCTTGTCATCATATCGGTACATCTTATGCTCCTCAATGAATACCCTGTTATTTTCAGTATCAAGGTAATAAAAACGCCCCTCAGCTAATAAGCTGATAACCATGTCAATCATAGTCTGATTTTTCTTCTTAGCCACAGGGTGCCAGCGTTCTCCATAATCTCTGAAATATTGATTTCTCAAAGCTCCCTCCGCACTATCTATAGTCATCTTGAGTTTAGGTACTCTGTACTGTTTCATGACTCTATCTATAAAATCATGTATCATCACAGAGAGCTCACTAGGTGCCTTTTTGATGGTCTTGCCATCTGGGCTATAGTAGAAAGTATCCAATAGGATAACCTTACCCTTAGCTGTGAGCCCATAAGCTCCACAGGTTGTAGCTGATTGTTGGTGTCCAGTATCCATGGCAAATGATATGCCTATTAGCTTATCATCAGTAGGGAGGCTCTTTAGTGGTTTAAAATAGCTCATGTTATAAACATGATTACCTAAACCGATAACCTCACCCAAATACATCCATCTGTAATAGTCAGGGTCAGTCTCTTTATAGCGCTCTATCTTCTCAATCATCTGCCTAGACAAAAAGCCTAGTCTATCATCAAGGTAGGTGCTATGATGGATCATATATGTAGGGTCACTAGCTTTCTCAGCCACCCACTCATTTATCCAGTCATAGGGGTTTCTAGGTGGATTGTAGGTAAAATAGACCTTGACCTCTTTACCGTTTGGGAGCTCTTGACGGATGAAAGTATCCTCAACTATGTCAATATCCTCACGGCCAGCAAACTCAGCTAATTCCTCAAACCATACAGCCATGACATAGCCTTTAGCTATTTTCTGTGACTTGAGTTTCATAGGGTCATCTACACCGTAGAAATAAAAAGCCGTTCCTGTCTTGATATGAGTTATCTGTAAGGGAGATTTCCCAAACTTAAACTGATTAGCTAAACCCATCTCATAGATAGCCCATCTAATCTGCTCATATACTGACATTCTCAGATATTTACCTACTTTGCGTAAGACTACCACATTCCCATTAGGGTCATTGATAAAGTCATTGACAAGATCAATAGAGACCACTGATGACTTAGTAGAGGCACGGCCACCCTTGAGCACTACATGGCTCTTAGTCGTATATAGAACATCATCAAATACTGGGTTAATCAATTTGGCTAGATTTAGTGTTACCATTGTACTCACTCCTATCAAATGTAAATCCAGTTATGACTGTATCATCTTCATCATTAGAACCTAGCTGAGCCTTGAGATTTTCGATTTCAAGCCTTAGTTTCTTATCAGCTAACTCTAAATCTCTGAAAGCCATATTGTTCATGCCATCTAGCGCTGACAAGAATGCTGTTGAGTTAGCTTGTCTCACTCCCTCAATCTCTATGCTTGCTCTAGCTTTATTTTTTAGCCATTCATACTCATTAAAAGCCTGCTCTCTAGCCCACAAAGACATATTTGAGAATTGTTTTAATAATTCTCTGTACCTCACCAAAACCTCACCATTTTTCAATAGCTCACTAGCTTTGTTGTCAACTACTTTATCTCGCCACTTGATAGCGGATGGATATGCTTGTCTATACGCTTGTCTTTGAGATAGTCCAGTAATTATCCCTTGGACAAACAGCTCTTGTTTTGGGGTTAATTTATCCACTCACCAGACTACCTCCTCTCTGGCAAAAATAAAAAGCCACTCAATGAGTGACTTAATGCAAAGCGACTACTACCCTGCAAACTGATAGATACTACATTTGTTTTTTATTTTGTGTAGTCATTAAAGATAGTGCCTGGAATTGAACCAGAGGTAAACCGTAGGAGCAACATTTTTAGAGGTTCACCGTAACCTTTACCACTACCATAAGAGGCCGTAGCCTCAAAAACATAAGGAGATAATATCAAACCTTTTCAGCATTTGACACTATCATTTTATCAGATTTTAAAAACTGTGCTAACAATTTTTAGCCTTATTAGTCCGATTTAGTCCGATTTAATAAATCATTTAACTCACTAATAGCTAAACCTCTCCATGTATAAAATGTAGTCCTACTGATCTCCATTTTGTCACAGATGTCATCAACATACATCTTATTGATGTATGTCATCCTTAATACTGTTCTATACTTTGGATTTGATAGCTTATTGATTAGCCTGCTCAGTTCTAGCTTTCTATCTATGATTTCTTTGATGTCACGCTCTATCTCTTGTTTCATAGTAATCAACTGAGCATACACATCATCAATTTTTCTAACTTGGCCATTTTGGACTTTTACATCTGTCCACTTAGGGCTTGAGAGTAGCCCAGCCTCAAGCTCATTGATTTCATCTATACGGCTTTGGATGTCCATGTCCAAGCTCTGTAACTCTGTCAAGAGTTCTTTAGCTTTGCTCACTCTCTACCTCTCCTTTAGTTTACACCATTTAAAATTTTTATAGTTTTCTCATAGCTAAGATTTACTCTAGCTTTTTCCTCCTCGTATCCAAATACTTTTGGGACTCTAAAATAAATAATTGTAGTGTTGTCATGTACTTTGACGACTGAAAAAACGTGCTTGAGCAAGTCTTTTCTAAAAGCCACATTAGGAAAAACTACAAGCTCTCTAGCTCCTATTCCTGTTGTAG